CAAGTCTTCAAATCATTGATCCGAAATGAAGGCCTCCAATGGTAGCGATGGTGTCTCGCTCCGATCTGCCGCGCGGCAGAGTCGTTGGAAGAAGATGAAAGCGTTCGTTACACGTAACGCTATCCCTAATCGGGCGGCCGCTAGACCGTCCCTTTCGGGTTCTCCTTCTTTTAACAAATCACCTGCAGTCCGCAAAGACTACAGATGTCGCTGTATAGACCTCAGGGCACTAGCACCCGGCATCAGATGTCGTTTTTGCTTACTACAGATGATGGCTCGTCAGTTGAGTTCTGAAGACCGACGAGCTGTGGAAGGTTGTGTGAACGCACTGTTCACCCTCCTGGCTGTGTTTGGGTTCACCACGGGTCACGATCAGCTGCAACGCTTGAAAGCAGCCACTCGTCTCCAATGGTGCGCAGGGTCCGTGCTCTCCAAGTCTTGGATGAAGTTTGTGAAGTGGAAGGCAGCTGCCTTCTTTCACGCTTACTCCGATTCTGTTGACGTAGCACCTCCTTGCCCCATGCGTTCCACCGCATGGATCACCGAACTCCCTCATGTTCTCTGTTCCGGACGAGCCGGCCGGTTTGCTTCCGCTATTAGCAAATCAGCTCGCGGCCCGTCTTTCCTATCGAGTGTTTTGCAGCTTAAGAAAGGCTGCCCTCGACTAGGGAAGAAGCTCGTTGACCAGACGGTCGCAGCAGCAGTTACTGCGCTCACTGTCGCTCACGAGGAACCGGCGGAGACAACATCCCTCTTGCCCTGGGGTGATGTCGTTGTTGGTGCACAAATCGACAACAGTCTCACCAGGGGTCGCGTAGAAGCAGAGCTCAGACGTACTGTCCGAGAGCTGTTCCGTGGCCACACTTACACCGATGCCATGCGGCACCGCCCCATCTTCCCCTCAACACGCGCGTGCGTGGAAAGGTCGAAAGGTTTGGGAGGTGCCTCGGCGGCATTGATGCCTGTCATTTCCGACGTGATGGGGTCCGAGTACAATATGCCTTGGGAGGCAGTTGATGCTGAAGACTTCATCTTGTTCCGCAAACCCTTGCGGCATGCCGGAGATCATGTCAGGTCGTTGACCCTCAAGCTGTCCGTGCCTGTTTGGCGCGTGATTCATCCAACCATCCCCACCCCCGAGTGGAAAGAGTTGTCGTATGAACGACGGGAGGATCTCGATAGTGACCGAGAGGAAATCGAGGAAGGACCACACTTCACTTGTGATCTCCGCGAACTTGAAAGTGACTCGAGACGGCTATATGCCGCCTTGATGGCTCGAGCGGTCAACCAGGTTTCCCTGGTTGTTCCGGTCGGGCTGCCTGAGTCACTAAAGGTACGTGTGATATCCAAGGGTCGTGCCGCCCTCGGTAAGGTGTTGCACCCTATGCAGAAATTCATGTGGTCGGTGGTGAAGTCACATCCCACCTTCCGCCTGATTGGCGAGCCGGTCACCGAAAGAGTCGTCCAGGACGGATTGGGCGCTCGATTAGGTGACAACGAGTACTATCTCAGTGGAGACTACTCAGCTGCCACGGACAATCTAGCTCCGTGGGTGTCGAACTGCATCGCGAATTGTATTTGCGATGAGTCCGGCATGACTGCTGAAGAACGTCTCTGCTTTTTGAAGTCTCTTACCGGCAACGTCTTTCTGTTGAAGGGTGACAAGAGAGAAGAGCCGAAACTGGTCCCTCAAGCCTGGGGTCAGTTGATGGGCAGCATAGTGAGTTTTCCGGTGTTGTGCATTGCTAATGCAGCACTCTGCCGGATGGCTCTAGAAGTCGATTGTCAGCGCTTTAAGGATTTGCGCGCGACTTCTATTTTGGTCAACGGAGACGATGTTGTGTTCCGTACGACACTTCGTGGCCACAAACTATGGGAACGCATCACTGCATTCGCTGGATTGACGAGCTCGATAGGGAAGACTTTCCTGTCTCGGAGCTTTGCTCAGATTAACAGCGTCAACTACCAACGTCTCCCTGTCCCCGTCATTCAGACGGTCGACGGCAGACCTCGGCCTCTCTGGTTCAAGGAGACCCCATACGTCAATTTGGGGCTCCTCTTTGGACTTAAGCGGTCGGGAGAGATTGTTGGAGCTGATTCAGTGGTATCCGCTGGGAGGGATGGGACATTGGGGGCTCGCTGTCGCGACCTCCTTCGAACCTGTCCGGCGGACCTGAAAGTGCCTGTGATGTCGACCTTTCTGCGTTACCATCACGACATCCTGACTTCGGTCAAGGTGCCTTGGTACGTCCCGGAATCTTGGGGTGGTGTAGGCTTACCCACCGTTATCCAAGATAGCGAGATCCCCGACCCTGGAGAGGTTCCCACATTTGTACAGTGGGGCCCCCACGAGTTGGACCTCCGCGTCGCTGCACGTTTGCGCGAATGCCCGAAGGACGTTAATGGACGACCCAAATACCCGGTACAGAGGCCCCCTGCCTCCTGGGTTGATTGGCCAGTCCACAAGGCCGTCATGGAACAGCTACCCTACTTACAATGGGGTCACCCAAGTGCTACCCAAGAGCGCGATTTCGCACGCCTCTATGGGCAACTTTGTGTTGACAGGCTGTTCAATGCTCCTGAGTCCTTCTGGAATTTGAAGGCGGAGTTGGTAGTCGTTGGAGGTCCGTGCGCGCTCTGCGGAGAGTCGCAAAAGGACCACGATGATTCCACTCACGAGTTTCAGTCTCTCCCGCATCCTAAGATACTGAAGCACCAGAAGCACGTGATGCAGGTGTTGAGGAGTAATGAGAGGTCCTGGCGTTCTGCCCGGCAGCATGGTAATTTGCCGCCGCCTCTATCTCCTTCAACGCTCCTGTCCGAAGATCCGGAAAAACCCTTTCTTCAGGTTACGTTCCTATCCGACCTACAGCCCCCTCAACCTTTCGAGTTCGAGACGGTGTTTGACTCTCCGGAGCCAGCATCGTTCGACGAACTCATGTGGTCCTGGCTGGTCGGGTATAATTGGAACTAATCGTTTGTTATCACACTTTTACTCATGGTGAGACGCACTGTTCATAGCATCTCCTCGCAAGAGGACTTTGGACACTGCGGACCATTGCATGATCCTTGGTATGTGACATACGATTTCGCCTGTTCTAGCGCTCGGCCAGTCTCGCCGACCCCATTTCTGGGAGCACATGTTGTGCAGAGCTTCGGACCGTGCTGCTTGCGACGATCCGGTTTGGTGGTGTTTAGGGAGACGCGACGCTTGGTGCAATCTAGATGGGCTGTTACCCATACCTGATGCCAAGTCTAGCACGACCCCCCTTAACGACTACTTCCATCCCACAAGACTTCTATGCATCGAAGTTGTGGTGGCTGCACTCCTATGGACCTGGTGCTCTATTCGGTTTCGGTTAATATACATTGTCGTCCCAGAGGGAATCCCGACAGTTGAAAGAACCTAATCCCTTTCGAGCTCCTAAGCCTTGGAGTCGTGGCCATCATTAACAAGAACCTGACGTATCTTGTCAAGATGGCAAACCGGTGACGCGTAAGTCGGCCGGCCTGGTGTTGCG